GTACGAGGCGATCTCGTTCGAGGAGCTGCGGCGGCTGGCCGAGGCGCACGACATCACGCGCCTCGCGATCGAGACGCGCAAGGACCAGATCGAGCGGCTCGACTGGGCGATCCGCGGGCGCAGCGACCGGGTGGCGCGACCCGAGCTGGCGGCACGCGCAGCCGCGGTCGCCGAGTTCTGGCGGCGGCCTGACGGCGAGCGCTCGTTCGCCACCTGGCTGCGCGAGCTCTTGGAAGATCTGCTGGTGATCGACGCGCCCGCGTTGGAGCTGCGGCGCAACCGCGGCGGCGTGCTGATCGGGCTCGACGTGGTGGACGGCGCGACGATCAAGGTGCTGGTCGACGAGACCGGCCGCCGGCCGCGCCCGCCGGCCCCGGCTTACGAGCAGGTCATCAAGGGGCGGCCGTGGAAGCTGCTGACCAGCGACGAGCTGCTCTACCTGCCGCGCAATCCGCGGCCGCACAAGGCCTATGGGTTCGGGCCGGTCGAGCAGATCGTGATGAGCATCAACATCGCGCTGCGCCGCCAAGTGATGCAGCTGCAGCATTTCACCGACGGCAACGTGCCGCCCGGGCTGCTCAACGCGCCAGACGGCTGGAATGCCGAGCAGATCGGGCAGTTCCAGCAATGGTTCGACAGCGTGCTGGCCGGCAACACGGGCTCGCGCTCGCGGCTGGTGTGGGGGCCGTCAGGCGCCAAGTACCAGGCGTTCAAGGAAGCGCCCTACAAGGACGATTTCGACGAGTGGCTGGCGCGGATCGTGTGCTACGCGTTCTCGTTGCCGCCGACCGCGTTCACCCGGCAGCTCAACCGCGCGACGGCGCAAACCTCGCAGGAGGCGGCGCAGGGCGAGGGGCTGGCGCCGCTGATGCTGTGGGTCAAGCGGCTGTGCGACCATGTGATCCAGGATCTGCTGGGGCACGCGGACCTCGAATTCGCCTGGGGCGACCTGCGGCCGAGCGACCCGGCCGAGCAGGCCAAGATCATCGACATCTATGTGCGCGACGGCATCTACGCAGTCAACGAAGCGCGCGGGCTTTTGGGGCTCGACCCGGTGCCGGGCGGCGATACGCCGATGGTGTATGGGCCGCAGGGCGCGGTGCCGGTTGGTGCTTTAAGCGTCGAGGTCGGGAAACGGTCGCCAGCCGCTGCACTGCGTAAATACAACCCTGACGTTCAAGGAGAGTCGCGTGTGCCGGTAGGCAACCCCGACGGCGGAGAATGGACCAACAGTGAAGACGGCGAGGTTCAAATCGCCGCCGTTGGTGACCTTAAATGCGAGGGTTTCCCAAGCGGCTGCCAAAATGGCGGAAGCTATGGAAGTACAGCGATGTATCGTATCTTCGGTCGCAATCTATGCAGAGATTGCGCTGTGAAGAGTATGGGCCTTGAAGACGAGTCTGGAGCGACGCAGACGAGAAGACTAGAACGGAGCCTCATTAAGGAATGACAAGGGTTGCGTATGGCTGACCGCGAGAGCGCGCTGGGAAGGCTAGGCTTGGGGGACATTTTCCACGCCCGAAGCCCAAAGAACCGCGCAAGTCTTGTTTGCGTCGTGACTGCCGTGGACAGAACCACAATTTATGCCCGAAGAATCCATGCGCAGGACGATCTGCGGTTTGATCGGCAGACGGGCATCGAACTGGGTGAAGTGCCGAGCAGTATCGATTGCGTTGCGCCGCTCCCTCCGGAGATTCACAACCTGTTCGTGGAAATGGATCGCAAATATCAAAGAATAACTAAGCTACTTCGCGAGGGTGTCGAATTTGACCTCAATGAGTGCAAGTTGACGCCCGACGAGAAACGGGCGAACTCCTTTATTGATGAACATATCTCGGCCAATCCCATTTGAGGCTGCGGAAACATCACAACCGCCGCCGAGACGGCGGCGGTTCGCTGCTCACGCGGTTTAAGCGGCCCAAAACGTTTCATTCGTCACGTCTCGGACTTGATCCAGGCAGCCGCGTCGATGGTGGGCTTCGCCCGGCCATGACGAACCAGCATTATTCAAAGGAACGGACAGCGATGCGCTTTTATGCTCCGATCGCCAAGGTCGATGCCGCCGAGCGGATGGTCTGGGGCTATGCCTCGACCGATGCCGAGGACGACCAGGGCGAGATCATCACCCGCGACGCGCTGGAAGCGGCGCTCGGCGATTACCTGAAATTCGCCAATATCCGCGAGATGCACCAGATGTCGGCGGTCGGCGTCGCCGAGGAGGCTGGGGTCGACGAGAAGGGGCTGTACGTCGGCGCCCGGATCGTCGACCCGCGTGCGTGGGACAAGGTGACGAGCGGCGTCTACAAGGGCTTCTCGGTCGGCGGCAAGGTGCGGGCGCGGGATGCGCGCAACCGCCATGTCATCACGGCGCTGGCGCTCACCGAGATAAGCCTGGTCGACCGGCCAGCCAACCCCGAGGCGGTGTTCGATTGCTGGAAGGCGGAAGGGGGCGAGGGGATGGCGGATGACCGCAGCGGGGTCGATTACGCCGATCCCGGCTACCAGGCGGACGGGCGAAAGCGCTATCCGCTCGACAGCGAGCGGCAGATCCGCGCCGCCTGGGCGTTCATCCATGCGGCGGGTAATGCCGCGCCCTATACCGCAGGCGAACTCGACCAGGTGAAGGCGCGGATCATTGCGGCGTGGCGCGAGAAGATCGGTTCCGACGGGCCGCCGGCCGCGGCGCCGCAAGACGAGCAATCGGCGACGCTGGCGCATCAGGCGGCGCTCGACCATGTGCACGATTGCCTCAAGGCGATGACCGGCGGCGCGTGCTGCACGCAGGCGAAGATGGCGGTGGCGCGCCATGCCGCGGGGATGCTCGGGCATCTCAAGGAGGCGCATGACTCGCTGTGTCGGGCGGGGGCGCGTTGCGGCGGGTCTGTTGCCGCGCCGACCGCCGATGATGCGGGGCGCGGCAAGGCGGGGCACGCCGACGATCTGATGAAGGCGTTCGCCGGCGAGATCATGCCGCGGCTCGACGCGCTGGCGAGGCGGGTCGAGGAGATCGCCGCGGTGCCGCTGCCGCCGCTGACCGTGGCGCGCAGCATGGGTGGCGGGGTCTCGAAGCGCGAGGACGGCGGCTATCCGGGCATTGGGGCCGACGATGTCGTCGCCGCGCTGTCGCGGATGAGCGATGACGAGCGCACGCTGGCGCTGATCAAGGCGGCGCACGCCAACCCGATCAGGCCGTTACCGGGCCGTTAAGCCAGCGACGGAACAATCGCCTGGACCCCCGCTTTCGCGGGGGCGACGAGATAAAGAAACCTGCTCGGCTTTGGGCCGGGCGTAGACCAGGTCTTTCACACCACCCGCCGTTCGGCGGGTTTTTTGTTGCCCGAGCGGAGGGAAATGACGCGATGAACCCGACACAAGACACGCTCGATCTGGTCCGCGGCGCGCTGCGCTCGCCGAGTGACCAGATCGCCAAGACGATTTCGACCGGGACCGGCCTGGTCGCGTTCGATTTGCAGGCGCCGGCGAAGAACCTCTATCCGTTCGTGACGCCGATCCGCAACGTGATCCCGCGCGTCGGCGGCGGCACCGGCACGGCGACCAACTGGCGCCAGGTGTCGGCGCTGGTCGGCTCGGGCTTCGACGCGATGGGCTGGGTTCCGGAAGGCCAGCGCTCCGGGCAGATGTCGTACGCGACGGCGTCGAAATCGGCGACGTTCGTCACGATCGGCGAAGAGGACGCGGCAACCTACGAAGCGATCAGCGCCGGCCGCGACTTCGAGGACATCCAGGCGCGGATGACCTTCCGCCTGCTGCAGAAGATGATGCTGAAGGAGGAGATGGCGATCCTCGGCGGCAATGCCTCGCTGCAGCTCGGCACGCCGGCGACGCCGGTACTGGCGGCTTCGGGCAGCGGCGCGACCCTGCCGGCGGCGACCTATTACGTGAAGGTCGTGGGGCTGACGCTCGAAGGCTACCAGAATTCGAGCCTCTCGGGCGGCGTCGCGACGACCAAGAGCATCACCGGTGCCGACGGGAACAGCTATACGCTCGCCGGCGGGTCGTCGAACATCAGCGCCGAGGCGAGCCAGGCGGTGACCCTGGGCCAGACACTGTCGGCGACGGTGACGCCGCTGACCGGTGCGGTGGCCTATGCGTGGTTCGTCGGCACGGCGACCAACGCCGAGACCCTGCAGGCGATCACCACGATCAACAGCGCGAGTTTTTCGGCGCCGCTGACCAGCGGGCAGCAGGCGCAAAGCGCGGTCAGCGCCGACAATTCGGCCAATCCGAATTACGCCTATGACGGGCTGCTGACCAATGCGCTCAAAAGCGGGTCGAACGCCTATGTTGCGACGCAGGCGACCGGCACGGCCGGGACCGGCACCGCGCTCACCTCGTCGGGGCGCGGCTCGGTGGTCGAGATCGACACGATGTTCCAGACGATGTGGAACAACTACCAGCTGTCGCCGACCGTGCTCTACGTCAATGTGCAGGAGCTGAAGAACATCACCTCCAAGGTGCTGTCGAACGCGTCGGCGCCGCTCTTGCGCTACAACGTGAGCGACGACGGCAACCCGTACGATCTGGCGGCTGCCGGGGCGGTGTCGTTCTATTTCAACCCGTTCGCGCTCAATGGCGGGTTGCGCATTCCGATCCGCATCCACCCGCGCGTGCCGCCGGGCACGATCATCGGCTGGGCCGAGAATCTGCCGGTCCAGTACCAGTCGAACGAGGTGCCTAATGTCGCCGAGGTGAAGACGCGGCAGGACTACTACCAGATCGACTGGCCGGTGGTGACCCGCCAGCGCCAAGTCGGCGTCTATGCCGAAGAGGTGCTCGCGGTCTACGCGCCGTTCGCGATGGGGGTCATCACCAATATCGGCAACGGCTGACGCCGGCGTCATTGCGAGCGCGGCGAAGCAATCTCGATCCGCTTTGGCCACCTTGGCACGAGATTGCTTCGTCGCCTCGCGGCTCCTCGCAATGACAAGTGGGAGTAGGCAATGGCTTTTGGCGATCTCTGCCAGCTGGCCGACGTCACGGCGTGGCTGCAGACGGGACAGAACCCGTTTCCGTCGGTCGATGACGCGCTGCTGACGCGGCTGATCACGGCGGCGAGCGGGTTCATCGAGAGCTGGCTGCAGCGGCAGATCGCGGTCAGCGACTGGATCGAGGTGCGCGACGGCAATGGCGGGCAGCGCCTGGCGTTTGCCAATTTCCCGGTGAGCGCGGTGCTGGCGCTGTCGATCGACGGGCTGGCGATCCCGCCGGCGCCGAGTGGCGGCGGGTTCGGCGCGGGGTATGTCTTCACCCCGACCGAGCTCGCGCTGCGCGGCTATGTGTTCACGCGGCGGGCACAGAACGTGATCGTCACCTACACGGCCGGCTATCCGAGCGTGCCGCCTGACATCGCGCAGGCCTGCATCGAGCTGGTCTGCCAGCGCTACCGCGAGCGCACGCGCATCGGCGAGGTGTCGAAGGCGCTGATCAGCGGCGAGACCGTGAGCTTTTCGCAAAAGGACATGAGCGACGACGTCAAGTCGCTGCTGGCGCAATACCGGGTGGTGGCGCCGGTCTCGGGGTTCGCCCGGGTGCTGGCGCCGAGCGCCACCGACCTGGCGACCCTGGCGGCGGCGCTATGATTTCGCCGGCGGTCGAGGGGCTCGAGGCGCTGACCGGGCGACTGGCGGCGCTGCCGCAGAGCCTAGCGGCGCGGTTGGGCCAGGAGGTCGAGCGGCTCGGCGGCGTGTTGCGCGACCGGGTCGAGCGCAACCTGTCGGGCGCGCTGCTGCAGCCGCGCAGCGGGCGGCTCGCCGCCAGCATCGCGGTCGATGTCGCGCGCGACGGGCTCGCGGCCAATGCCACGGTGAGCAGCGACGCGCCCTATGCGGCGATCCACGAATATGGCGGCACCATTCCTGCGCGCGAGATCCTGCCGCAAAGCGCTCGCGCGCTGGCCTTTCCGTGGCGCGGACAGCAGCGTTTCTTCAAGCGCGTGTCGCTGCCGACGGTGCAGATGCCCGAGCGCTCGTTCATGCGCTCGGCCCTGGCCGAAACGGCGCCGGAGATCCGCGCGGCGCTTGAAGCGGCGGCGCTGGAGGCGATGCAGGCATGATCACGCGAGAACCGATCTACGCCGCGCTGTTCGGGCTATTGGAGGCGGCGGCTGATTTTACCGTGGTCGGCCGGCGGCTGCGGCATTGGAGCGATGTGGCGCCGGCCGAGCAACCGGCGCTGTTCATGGCGCAGAAGACCGAGCTGGCGAGCGTCAAGACGCTGGGCGCACCGACCGTGTGGACGCTGGCGGTCGATCTTTATCTGTATGTGCATTCGAGCGACCCGTACCTCGCGCCGGCGACGGTGCTGAACCCGCTGATCGACGCGGTCGAGGCGGCACTCGCAGCCTCCGCGACGACCGGCGTCCAGGATCTCGGCCTGCCGGCGACGGTTCAGCACGCGTACATCAGCGGCAAGATCGAAACCGATGAGGGCGTGCTCGGCGACCAGGCGGTCGCGGTGGTGCCGGTGGAGATTCTCTGCGTGTGACGGGCCGTTTGCGCTTGATGTCATTGCAAGCGCCAGCGAAGCAATCTCGTGCCTGGCGCGCACTCGGATCGAGATTGCCGCGGAGCTCTCCGGGCGCCTCGCAATGACAATTTGAAACGGAGCATCCGCGATGAACGACACTGCTTTTGCCAAGGCGGCGGGGCCGGCGCTTGCGCCGGAGGGGCCGCCCGCGGACCACGCTACGCTCGTCGAGCGCTGGTGGGACGACCATTTTCCGGGGTCGCCGGTCGCGGCGGTCACCGCTGCCTGGAACCACGCTTTCGCCGCCAAGGAAGAGTTGAAGCGGCGGCTCGCCAACCCCGCTGGGGCTAGCTCAACATCGGAGGAACACTGACATGCAGCTCGCGTTCGGCGCCGGGGCGCTGTGGGGCAACCGCACCGATGTCACCGGCTCGGGGATCGGCCCGGACCAGTTCGGCATCCTGCAGGATGTA